CAATCTTAAGGGCACCGCTGTCTTCCCTCGTTTTAAACTCTGCAGGAATGCTGCGCATCAATCTGCCGGTTCTGTCTTTTAGATCATTCATCTTTATTTCCTCCGTTAAGTTTTCCCTGGTCTCCGATCCTGTCTGCAGGAATGTAATTTTCCAGGATCCTCAGCTCATCGAGGCCGTCCAAGTGATTCATTCCGATTCGGTCTCTGACTTCGTTTGCCGTGACGATTCCCTTGTCGGATAATCCTCCGAATACTCTGTATATCGTGTCAAGGTCCCAATCAAGGAGCGACAAAACGTTGAATTTTAAATACATTTTTTCGCTAATGATGAGCTTTTTCGTCATTTCCTGCTGAATTGCTACGCAGAGCGGCTTGATCGTGTTATTTATAAAAGAATTCCATGCATCCTTGTTATAATCTCCGACTCCTAAAAGGAAAGGCGGCACGCCGATAATGGAAGCGACCGTCCTTTTGTCGAGCTCCACGGTGTCGGCGATTGCAAGGTCCGCAAGACTTAACGGCCTTACCTGCTCCACCTGGAACTGGTCAGCGGGGATGAGCCATGGCTCTCCTACTCGGTTAGAGCTGACATATGATTGTAAGAGCTTTTCTCTTCCCTCGGGAGATGCGAACTCCTCCGTTAATGCATCGACTTTTACAATGATCGACGGCTTCCATTTGCTTTCCATGAAGCCTTTTTCGGTGGCTGCTGCCTGCTTCAAATTGTCAGCCACGTCTTTTAATGAAACCGTGAGTCCTTTTCCCTTCCAGAGATATGTCTTGTCGGGATTGAATACGAAATGCAGAACGTTCTCCGGATCTCTTCCTTTGCCATCGATCTCCACCGTGTAATCCCGATATCCTATCGGATTAAAACTTACCCTTGACGCCGATATGGGTTCGAGGTTCACGATATTGCCTTCGTATGTATGCGGGACCACCACGGAGTTGCCTTTTCCGTAAAGTAAAAGGTTCATGACGATTGCCTGCATCCATGTGCTCCTTGTCATGTGCATTTCAGGCTCGATGTCAATCTTCCGGCTGAGCGCATTGATCACTCTCTGATCCCCTTTTTCGGTATTTGCCATTAAATGGATCGTAAGGGAACCGACCAGCTCAGCAATCTTGTGGCAGGCCGTCATGATTTCCGGATTGTCAGCCAGGCTTGTATATCCTGAGCAGGCGAGATCATCGTCTCCGCTCATCCATAAAGCTATTGGATTTATTTTTTCTCTTTTCTGCGTGATTGTCTTGTTTTTTCTCTTTTTGCTCATTTACTTTCGCCCCACCATGACTGTCCTGCGTTGCTCTTTGCTGCATCTTCTGCTGCCCTTACGCATGCAAAGACGGAAGCATCAAATAAATCGATTCTCATCGTTTCCTCCACCTTCTCGTACTGGACCGCATCGTCTGTCTTTTCTACTGCGGCCACGTTAGTAACGCAGTATTCATAAGCGTCTGAATGCAGGTAATATAATCTGCCGTCCTTGGCTGCTTTTTCGATATGTCTGAAGCCTTGTGACTTAAGGTAGTAATATTGTGGTTGGTCTATAATATTAAATCCGGCTTTTTTCATCGCAGGGAAGTATTCTTCCCCAGCGAACTTCCTGTCGTGTCCGACCTGCCGGATCTTGAATCCCATTTTTCGCATCTGGATGAACCAGTTTACAATGTCGGAAATGTTGACCGTCGGTGTATTGCACATCGTCAGCCATCCGTCCTCCTTCCATCCAAATAAGGGGATGTTGTCTTCTTCTGATTTCTGGACTGCCATTGTTACCGGGCAGAATCCATGCGTGATTATGATGTCAACGTTTTTGTATGTCCCAAAGAGGGCCGCCGCTGTCAAATCGTACATTCTGGAAAGATCCGCGCCGCCATACCATTTGACCGGAAGTTTTGAGAGCTCTTCCAGGGTCCAATTGTATTTTTTGTCAGATGCCCTGAATTCCTCGATATTGAACCAGGCTTTCATGGCTGCTGTGTAAATGTTCAGCCTCCTGGAGAGGAAGTCTTTTCTCTGTTGCGGATCGTTCTGTGCCTGCAGCGCATCCTGCATGATGTCCTGCGGTCTTATTGTAACGCCATAATTTGGATTTGCCTTCTGGTGCTGGATTGCACTTGTGTAATCGACATTTCCTTTTTCGTCCTGGTCAGCTCTGGCCACGAAACTAAAAAATGAATCGTCTTTTACGACTCCGGAGGCGACCTTGACTGCATATTCCATTCGGCCATGTCCGAACGAATTAATGTTGTCGCCTGCTGTTGTGATTCCTATGCACAAGCGGTTGGTGTAAGCTGCCTGTGCTTCCTTGAATCTGTTATACTGGGCCGCTTTTTTGAATGCTGCGACCTCATCCAATATTGCAAAGTTACAGTTAAATGAATCCTGTGCATCCGGATTTGATGCCATGATCTGGATCTCGATCGTTCCATCCGGTCTTCCATTTTTCTTGAATTCATACTTGATGGAATGCTCAAAGCTGTTGTCATGGATCTCGAAGTCCTTGTCTATCTTTTTGTATTTAAGCGAAAAATCTATAAATTTAAAGCTCTCTAATGCCTGCTTTAAAGCTGCAGCTACGACGTAAACCGTCGAGCCGGATTTCCTTTGAATGATTGACACCGCAAATGAAAGCGCCGCGATGAAGCTGGTCTTTCCATTTTTTCTGGCCAGCATAATAAAGGCTTCTTTGAATCGTCTTTCATTGGTCCCTTTGTAATAAATGGCTAAGAGATTGTATATAATAAAAATCTCCCAGTCCTCCAAAATGAACGGCTTTCCAAGGAGCGGCGTTCCGTCGATTGCTTCTCCTTTTCTGTGAACAAATAAGCCCTCCATGATTGAGCAGGCCGCATCCGCTTCCGTCGTTCTGATCTCTAAGTCGTCCCTTTTAAGATCTTCCTGGAACCTTTTACAGGTATTTATAATGTCGTCGCCTGCGATCTGCTCTCCGGAGATTACTCTCTTCGCATATTCAATTGCACGATTAAAGTAGTGCTTAGCCTTCATATGCCTAATTCAGCGAGCGCATCAGCGAGTCCTCCGTCATCGTCCTTGTTAATAAGTCCCTTGTCGCCCAGCCTCTTAAGTCCTGCCGGTGTAAGCCCTAAATCCCGCCAATAAGCGAGGGCTTGTGAGTTGCAGTCCATTATTGCTACAAGTGCCGGGTTTTTCGTCATGTTCGTTGCCCCACCTTTGTTCGTGTGCATCACGACCGGATTTCCTCCTGAGAGCTCGAATTTCTCCTGTGCTTTGTCTCTGATCTCAAGTATTCCGGCGAGGGTGTCGATTATACTGTCGAAGTATTTCTGATAAGTGCCAGCCTCGATGCAGGCTTTTTTAATTTTGTTTTTCCATTTCGATTTCGTCATTTATTTTAACCGCCTGCTGCCCAGTAAAATCTTCCCATCGCTTGATAATAGAATCGCAGTATCTAGGATCAAGCTCGGCCGTGAAACAATGGCGGCCCAGCTGTTCGCAAGCCATCAAAGTGGATCCTGAACCTCCGAATATATCCAGGACATTTTCTCCTGGTTTCGTGCTGTTCTTGATCTGTTTTGCAAGAAGTTTTAATGGTTTCATCGTTGGATGCTCTTCTGACCTTGATGGTTTGTCTTCCTCGATTACTGTCGTCGAGATCTTGTCCTCGAATAATTCCTTGAGTAAAACTCTCATTTCCTCTTTTTTCATGTGATCGATGTCGTGGCCCTTGTCCTCGAAGACCGTTGACTGGGTTCTGTCATCGACGAAGTAATGAGCAGCTCCGTCCTTCCATCCATAAAGACATGGCTCGTGCTTCCATTGGTAGTCCTGGCGGCCTAATGTAAAAGTGTTTTTATTCCACACCAGCACCTGTCGGATCTGCATCGAGCTTTCCCTGCATGCCTTTAAAAAATTAAATGCTTGCGTTGGTGCAAACCAAATATAAAAAGCTCCACCCGGTTTTAATACTTCGAGCGCAGCTTTATATGCTTTGATTAAAAACTCGATGAATTCCTCATCGTTTTCCCATCTGTCATTCTGGATGATCTTTCCATCTGTTCTTCTATGCAGTTGCTTTGCTTCTGATGGTCTTAGCTGATGGCCTCCATTCATTCCCAGTGCTACATTGTAAGGCGGATCTGTCAGAAGAAGATCCACCTGCTGCCCCTGCATGAGCTTCTTTATTGTCTCCGGATCCGTTGAATCTCCGCAGATGAGGTAGTGCCCCCCCAATTTGAAAACATCGCCAAGGCGCGTGATTGCTTGCTTTGGGAGCTCTTCCACGAAGTTGTCGTCTTCCACTTCCGCGTCTTCTTCTCCGACTGCTGCCATGTCAAATCCGAACTGGGACATGTCAAATTCGGAAATGTCTTTTAATTCTGCAGCTAAAACGTCGAAGTCCCAGCCGGAAAGCTCAGCGGTTTTATTATGGGCCAGCGCATATGCCTTGCGCTGCTCATCGCTAAGTTCATCGAGCCTTATCACGGGGACCTGCTCCATTTTCAGCTCTTTTGCTGCGAGCCATCTTCCGTGGCCTTCCACGATTATATCGTGCCAGACTCCGATCGGATCATTAAATCCGAAGTCCTGAATTGATGCGATGATTGCTTTCAGATCATCTTTCCCATGAGACCTTGCGTTTTTTTCATACGGACGCAGGCTGTCCAGGGTAACGTATTCGATTTTCAGTTCCATGGTGCTTTCCTCTTATCGGTTTAAAAATTTATAATTTAGAGTCTAATTTTTTAGACCCAAAATTCGCCACTTT